GTTTTCAGATTACCTCACTTCATAATCTTGCTGTAAAGTACGACTTCCCGTGCCTAGCGTTTGTTCAATTGAACCGTGACGGTATAACTAAAGAGTCTACGGATGCTGTGTCTGGGTCGGATCGATTAATTTGGCTTTGTACATCTTTCAGTATCTTTAAGCTAAAGTCTGTAGAAGAATTAGCCGAAGATGGTCCAAGGACTGGAAATAGAAAGATGGTGACATTAAAGGCGAGGCACGGAGCAGGGTTGATGGATGGTAACTATATAAACATGAAAATGTACGGAGAGTATAGTAAACTGGAAGAATTGAGGACTAGAGATGAATTCATTATACACAGGGAAACCCAAGGAGCAATTGAAGGTTCGGAGCTACCATTTGATGAAGAAGAATCATGATCTCGTCAAAATTAGATCTCTGGTCTATGAAAACCTAGAACAATTGTTAGAAAGTTTTGACATAGAGTATGAGTCGTTTGAGGATGCTATTTTTTGTAAATGCCCAATCCACGAGGGCAGCGACAACCCAAAAGGAGTGTCCTTCTCTAAGGAGAGGTGTCAGTGGAAGTGTTGGACTAGGGGTTGTCACGAAGAAAATTGGGATATATACGGTTTTGTAAAGGCTGTACTTTCCGCGAAGAGTGGCGAGGACAAGGAGTTCAAAGACGCCCTAAGATATATTCTTGATCTTTATTCGATTGGAGACAAGTACAGGACGGAAAAAATTGACGAGCCTGTTGAGGACGACTTTTCGAGAGTCGTCAAGGTGTTTAAAAAAAACCAACAGTTACAAAATGTAGTGACTTGTAGACAAGTGCCGACAATTGGTAACTCTCCATATTTTGAATCACGGGGTTTTCATAGAGATACTCTTAAGTATTTTGAAGTAGAAGATTGTGAAGATAAGAATTCTACAATGTCCAGTAGGGCCGTTATACCAATCTATTCAGATAAAGATGCTCTTGCGGGATATATCGGTAGGGCCGTTAAATCTTATATACAACCAAAGTTTATTTTTACAAAGACTTTCAAAAAGACAGACTATCTATATAACTATTATCGAGCTATTGGGCCTGCCCAAGAAACATCATGTCTATTTATATTAGAAGGGCAGGGCGACGTTTGGAGGATGCACGAGGCTGGAGTAAAAAACTGCGTAAGCATATTCGGCAAGGATATTTCTGAAGTACAGAAGAACAAGATAATGACAAGTGGCGTTACCAGATTAGTAATATTGACAGACAACGATCAGGCTGGGCGAGAGTCTAAGATTAAAATTCAGCGGATGTTTAACAGGCTGTTCACTTTAAAATTTCCAACCTTATCCAGAAAAGACATTGGGGATATGACTGTAGACCAAATACAAAAAACGATACTGTGCAATCTAAAGGGAGACTATTGATGTTAGAGGTTGTATCCTTAATAGGTAAATCTTTTGAGTATGAGTCAAATTTTGATTATTTACTAGCAGGACTTGAACATAAAATTAAAAGCATTGACGACGACCCGAAATCATTTAGCAAGGTCTTGATAATCTATCATGCTATGAATAAGTATATACCACTACAGATAGTAAACTTTGTAAAAAAGCTTGAGTGTCCATATTCTTTGTTTCATCATTCAAATGAGTGGGGTTGGATGCAATATCCACAAATAAGAAACGGTATAGATACAAGGGCAGCTACTAAACATCATTACGGGGGAGCTAGCCGTATTTTTAGAAATTACTGGAATCCGATGTTTGACTACGACTCGGTAACACATCTTCCAGTATTTTGGCAAAATGGATTCTTAGACAATCCAAGGGCTAAAAACGTCGAAAAGTTATACAAGACTGCATTTGTTGGTAGTCTAAAAAACGACAGAAAGAAAGTTATAGAAATCATGCAAACAATGGGCGATTGTTTTGTACATGAATCATCTGGTTGGATGTCAAATGATATAATTTCTGTAGACAGTCAGGTCGAAATATATTCAAAATCGGTATTGTGCCCCTGTCCTATGGGGGGTTGTCATCCAGAAGTTTTTAGAATGTGTGAGATCCTTGAGTCGAAATCGATCCCCGTTATTGTAGAGTATTTTGACTTCGAATACCATAATAGAATATATGGGTATGACTCTCCTATACCAAAAATAAAATACTGGGAAGACCTACCAAAAGTTTATAAAGATATAGAAAAGCAGGGGATTCAAGAGACAACCCAGAGGATACAAAATTGGTATCAAAACTGGAAAGTCAGAACAAAAAATAAGTTTCAATCAACACTTTTGAACATGGAGTAAAAATGACAAGAATTATTGGTATCTCTGGGAAAAAGCAGTCGGGAAAAAGCACGTCTGCAAATTGGCTCCACGGACTCGTCTTAAAGGGTCAGGGTTTGGTGGAAGACTTTAATGTTGACGCTAACGGTAAGCTGGCTATTGAAACGTTTAATCAAGCCCATGAAAAGGGATGGGGAGTGTTCGACGTTGACAGAAAAGATGAAGCTTTTGTGGAGTACGCAGAAGAAGAAATGTGGCCTCACGTAAAGATGTACAGTTTTGCAGATACGTTAAAGAGCTTGGCCGTCCATCTATTTGGCCTACGTCCAGAACAAGTGTACGGATCGGAGGAAGATAAGAACTCACTGACGCAGTTTAGGTGGGAAAACATGCCAGGGATTGTAACCAAGGAAGTTCTTGAAGAAGAATGGGGGAATATGCTGTGCGATTGGTTTCCAGAAGATCACGAGTATGGTACTAAGGAAATGCAAGAAGAACTTGCTAGAATAAATCTAACATATCACGCCGCAGGGCTAATGACTGCCCGCGAGTTTATGCAGTATTTTGGCACAGATGTCATGCGTAAGATGTATTCAAATATCTGGGTTGACAATACTATCAAAAAAATACTTGCCGAAGGTAGTGAGCTTGCCGTCATACCAGACGTTAGATTTCCAAACGAGGTAGAAGCTGTTCTGGCTAATGGGGGCGAGGTAATAAGACTATCACGAGTTTATGAAGAGGACGGACATCAAAGTGAGACCAAGCTAGATCCTGAAAACTTTGACCACTCTAGATTTACACACGTTATAGAAAATGCAGACATAGGCATAGACGGCCTGTTGAATAAACTCACCCAAATATACAGAGGACAAGCCTAATGATAGTTACGTATGTTAGATCTTCAAGCTATAATAATTACGACTATTGCCAGATGCAGTACTTCATGACCTATGTCCTAGGCCATAAGTCTGACAGCGGGCAAAGGGCAGAGATGGGTACAATAGTTCATAAAGTGATGGAAGTGTTAGCTGGACTTAAAAAGTATCAGCAGGATAAACCACGTGTTAAATACTTAAAAGTAAATGACGACGCAGTAGGAGAGGTAAAGGTTTCAAAGGAAGATCTTTACACAGACGAGTTTGTAGAAATGTTGGCAGATTTAAGCTATGAATCGTATCAGAAGACATCCACCCATACGTGGAGACCTGCACATAGAAAAGAAATACTCAAGTCTACCTGGTTGATGTTGCTACATAACGATGGTCAATTCGACCCTCGCAATAGAGACGTGTACGAAACAGAGCCACACTTTGACATTCCAATTGAAGAGGATTGGGCAAAATTTGAATATGAAATGCCAGACGGGAAAACTGTCGAGGGTCAATTAGCTGTAAAGGGCACTATAGACCTTGTAACTAAGGTTTCAGATGATACAATAGAAGTAATTGACTGGAAAACAGGGAGAAGGCTAAATTGGGCCACGGGAGAAGAAAAAACCTTTGATAGCCTCATGAACGACCCTCAGCTACTGCTCTACTATTACGCCATATCCAAGCTGTATCCAGACTTCCCCAATAGAATTATGAGTATTTTCTTTTGTAAAGATCCAGACGGTAAAATAGACCCTCAGCCTTTCAGTATGCCTTTTGAAAAGAAGGACGAGGAGAGGTTTTTGGGGATGTTAAAGAATAGGTTTGAAGAAATCAAAAAAAATCAGGTTCCTAAACCCCTCAACAAGGAAAGAAAAGGGTTTAAGTGTAGGACTTTGTGCCACTTTTATAAGAATAACTGGCCGGGAACGGATCAAAAAATGTGTATGTATATAGAGGACCATCTAAAAAAAGAGGGTATGAAGAAAACAGTAGAAGACTGTACCAACAAGGGTTTCAATATTGGTTATTACGAGGCACCAGGTTAAAAAGGAGACATAAATGTTTGATGTAAGAACAGGCAGAAGAGATTTTATTAGAGTTGGCGGGCTTGGGTTGAGCTACTTGTCTTTATCTGATGCTATATCTGCTGAAGATGTAGCGTCGTCAAATGAAAAATCTGTAGTCTGGGTTTGGCTTGGGGGTGGTCCCACACAGTTTGAAACTTTCCACGCTCCAACAGAGGTCGTTCCCGAACAACACAGATCAGTGAACGGAGTGGTCACTCACGACAACGGCTTAGCGTTTGGTGGACTATTCCAAAACTTGATACAAAGAGGCGATAAGCTAACGTCTATTAACTCTTTTTCTCATGGAGACTCTTCTCATAGGCAGGCTACTCACTGGATGATGACTGGTCAGCATAATCCCAAAAGAGATACTACGGCAGATTCAGAATTTCCAGGTCATGGGGCGATTGTTTCTTCAGTGTTTGGCTCAAACCATCCTGTAAATGGAATGCCAGCGTATGTTAAACAGGGCAAAATAGAAGGGGAGCAGCCTACATTTTTAGGTGGGGTTCACAAACCCTTTGACCCGTCCAATAAAGAGAACCTGTCTCCACGTATAGAGATAGACAGGTTTACATACAGGAGAGGGCTGCTAGAGCAATTTGATAAAAAAAAGAAACTATCAAAGGACGCAGAGTCGTTCTCTACAATAGGAAACCAAGCATACAGTGTAATGCTAGGGGATGCTAAGGACGCTTTTGATATAGAGAAAGAGAAACCAGAAGTAAGAGAGAAATACGGCAAAGGGGGAGTTGGAGATCAGATGCTCCTTGCTAAAAGACTCGCTGAATATGGCACAAAGTTTGTTACTGTCCATTATGGAGGATGGGACATGCACGGTAACATAGAAGCGGCAATGAAGGGTAAGGTTCCGCCTTTAGATAAAGCTTTGTCGGCTTTTGTTGACGACATATACGACTCTGGCCTTAGTAAAAATGTTATGCTTGTCGTTACAGGGGAGTTTGGCAGGACTAGAATAAACGCCAACTCTGGAAGAGACCACTGGCCATCTATTACGCCTATGCTTCTTTCTGGTGGCGATTACGAACATGGCAGAGTAATTGGCAAAGCAGACAAGGGTTACTATCCAACTGATCAAAAGCTTGGCCCTATTGATTTAGCGACTACTCTGCTGGATCACTTTGGTATAGACCCTAAGATACAAAGAATAGACCAGGGTGGAAGACCTAGATACCTATTGGACGGAGAAGGTAAGGTTATTTTGTAGGACGTAAGAGCTTACCGTTGCAATAGTGGAGGGTTTGTTATGAAGAATTTTTGGTTAGGGTTTTTTACCTGTCTTTCTTCGTGTTTAATTGTCTACATAGTATGGGAACACCATAGGTATATTCCTGTGTTAATACGGGAAGTTCCAACCCCAGCCTTTATGGACCGATCACCCATTACCGCTCCTGCTCCACCTGTAGCAGATAATAGGGTTGCAAGAGATTTTTACTTTTAAGGAACGTCAATTAATGAAAGATGAAACATTGAATAGAAGAAACTTTATAGGGCATTCAACGGGGCTTGCCGCCCTGTCTATGGCTTCGCTTACTTTTGGCCAGCAGATTATTAAAAATCATTCTAAACTTCATAAAGACCAAAAGGCTGCGATTCTCATATGGCTGGGCGGCGGCCCTCCTACTATTGATATGTGGGATTTAAAACCGGGGACTAAAGAGGGCGGTCCCTTTAAACCCATCAGTACTACTGGTGATTTTCAAATCTCAGAACATCTACCACTCCTTGCTCAAAGAGGGGATGACTTCTCACTCATTAGAAGTATGAGTACTCGTGAGGCAGATCATGGTCGTGGATCATATATGATGCACACAGGATTCACTCCTAGTCCCACTATGGTACACCCTTCTGTGGGGTCTGTAGTGGCCAGTGAGCTTAGTTCAGTAAATAATGACCTTGAGATACCACCTTTCTTTTCTATCGACTCACGCAGCTTTGGGGGAGGCTTTCTGGGTACTGCTTGGAACCCCTTCTCCGTAAGAAGCAATGGGACAATACAAGATTTAGGAGGGCAAAACCTAAATGTCAATAGACTAAAAATGCTTTCTATGATTGAAGAAAATTTCATAAAAAGTAACAGGGGGGAAATGCCCAACGATCATAAGAAGTTGCTTGAGAGAACCATTAAGTTAAGCACAAGCCCGCAGATGGATGCCCTAAAGATCCAGCAGGAACCCGCGCAGGTTCTTGAGGCGTATGGAAATACGGGCCTGGGTCGTGGAGCACTAATGGCCCGCCGTTTAATTCAGCAAGGCGTGCCTTTTGTAGAAGTTGGCTTCGGAGGTTGGGATTTGCACAATATGACCCACGAAACCCTCCAGACAAAACTACCACAGCTAGATAAAGTTCTAAATTCTCTGATTATTGACTTAAAAAGATTGGACATTTGGGAAAATACTGCTATAATAGTTATGGGGGAATTTGGTCGCACACCTCGCATCAACCAGAATGCTGGTCGTGACCATTGGGCTGCTACGTGGTCCTCGTTTGTTTCCGGGGGTCTGTTCAAAGGAGGACAGGCTATTGGAAAAACCTCACCTGATGGAAAAATGATTGATGGAAAGTCTTATGTGGCTGCTGATTTGGTAGCAACAACCCTTACGGCAATGGGAATTGACATAAATAGGAACCATACCGCCAAGAACGGAAGACCAATAAAAATTGCCAATGGCGGTAGCGTAATAAAAGAATTGATTTCATAACCTCGCAGTTCATACTGGCATTACGGTTAATCCGTAGTTCATCGCCACACTGCGTTGTTATGATTTTTATTGAGAAAGAATATGAAATACCCACTTTGTAATTACACACACTACTCGTTGCTTAAGGGCTTCTCCAAGCCTAAACAGCTATCCAAGAAATGCGTTGAGAACGAATACGTTGCCTGCGGCATCTCTGACTACAAGTCAATATCGGGGGCGGTGTCATTCCATAAGTCCTGTCAAGAAAATGGCATTAAACCCATCATAGGGTGTTCATTTGATCACTACACACTGTTCGCAAGAAATAAGCAGGGCTGGTTTGACTTGATTGAGATTGTGTCCTCGTTAAGCGCAGAGGGTAATGAGTATTTTCACATTACGAAAGAAATCTGCAAGCGTAATAATTTGATCTGTGTGACTAACAGCCAGTCTCCGTGTGATGCATCTCTAACGTTCAAGCCCACTCCTCTCACGTCGCCTTCTCATTACGTTGAACAAGCAGACGCTCATCTTCACAGAATCCTACTGTGTTCAGCTATGAAGACAACCCTGCCAAAAGTCAATACGCTTTTGAGGTCTGGCAACCTGGAACAAAATGAAGAATTCTTTTTAAAGGACACTTTCTATGTAAAGTCAAAAGACGAAATGCCCGACGATGAGTATGGTGAGCGATCCCTAGAGCAGATATACAACCTATGTGAAGACTATGAAATACTCAGTCCTCCAATGCTTCCGAAGTTCCCGACCCCAACGGGAGAGTCCGAAGAAGAATATCTAAAAAGTCTAGCTAGAAAAGGTTGGATAAAATTTCTACACAATACGGGAAAGGTAGAAAAGGAAGAAGACAAGCAAAAATATCTTGACAGATTTACTATGGAGTTTGATGTTATTAAGCAGGCAAACCTTTTTGGTTACTTTCTAATCGTTCAAGACATCATACGTTATGTAAAGAGCCAAGGGTGGCTTTCGGGGCCGGGTAGGGGTTCTGCTGCTGGGTGTTTAATATCCTACATTGTTGAAATCACAGAGATAGACCCTATAGAATTCGACCTACTATTTGAAAGGTTTTTTAATGCCGCAAGAACGGATGCCCTACCAGACATTGATATGGATGTTCCAGCTAACAAGCGTGACGACATCATTGAGTATCTTAAAAATACTTACGGAAAAGATAACGTGAGTCAGATGCTTACATTTGGTAGACTACAGGGAAGGAGCGCCGTAAAGGAGGTTTTGAGGGTTAGCGACGTGTGCGGCTTTGGTGAGATGAATGAGATCACAAGCCACATAGCAGACGAAGCAGCGATCTCCGACCAGCTACAGGAAATGGATGAAGAAGATAGGTCCATTATCAGATGGTCACTAGTTAATAATGCTGACGATCTGCGAGACTTTTGCTTTATCAACGAAGACGGGAAGCTAGACGGTGACTATGCAGAGTTCTTTGACCAGGCTATACAGATTGAGGGTACATTTAAAACACAGGGCAAACACCCAGCCGGGGTTGTTATCTCGGCAGAACCCCTTTACAAAGTTTGCCCAATGGTAAATCAAAAAAGCGGAGGAGAAAAAATTGCAGGACTAGAAATGGCTGATTTGGAAGCACTCGGACATGTTAAGTTTGATGTGCTTGGACTTACGTTACTTGACAAAATTATGAGAATAGAGGAGCTGATAAATGGCTAGCAGAGATATAATTGTATTCGATTTTGAAACAGGCGGTAGAGACCCCAACGTGTGCCAACCTACACAGTTGGCTGCTATAGCCCTAGACGGCAGAAACTTTAGAATGAAAGGGTCTTTCAACAGTGAAATCCGTGCAGAGGTAGACGACGAGAAAGCCGTCAAGAAGGGACTTGGGCCTATTGAAGAAGGTGCGCTCAAGGTTACTGGAAAAACTAGGGCAGAAATTGCCAAAGCCCCACATCTTAAAACGGTATGGAAAAAGTTTACTCAATTTGTAGACAAGTATAACTGGAAGGGTACGCCGTTCTTTGCTCCGATCCCAGCAGGATTTAATATCATTGGGTACGACATGGTCATCATTAATAGACTATGTAAAGAGTTTGGACCATACGACGATAAGAAAGAGAAACAAAAGTTATTTAGTGCAGTATACAAGATTGATGTTATGGATAACGTTTTTATGTGGACAGAGGGCGACCCTAGTGTCAAATCTATCAGTATGGACGCGATGAGAGAAAGGATGGGAATGTCTAGCGAAAACTCTCACGACGCCCTACAGGACGTTAAAGACACTGCGAACATAATGATTAAGTTCATGAAGACCCACCGTGCTGTATACAGAAATCTAAAAGTTGAAAACGCATTTGCTGACGCTGGAGACCTGTATGTCTAAGGTCGATATAACAGACCAGAAAACGTGGGATCTATTCAAGAACGGATACACTAAGGGTGTATTCCAACTTGAAAGTAATCATGGAAGAAATTGGTCTAGAAAATTAGCCCCATCAAACCTTGAAGAGTTGTCGGCCTTGATAGCGATTATCAGGCCGGGAACTCAAAAGGATCAGAGGCAGAAATTTGTTGATAGAAAACATGGGCGCGACGAGGTTACTTACCTAGATAAGTCTCTAGAAGAGATCCTCAAAAAGACGTATGGCATTTTAGTCTATCAAGAACAATCTATGCGTATAGCCCAGAAGCTAGCAGGGTTCGACCTTAAAGAAGCCGATGAGCTACGTAAGGCCATTGGTAAAAAGAAGGCCGACCTCATGGCTAAGATTAAGACTAAGTTTATCAAAGGCTGTATAAAACAAAAGGTCGTAACGAAGGAAGCCGCAGAGGAGATCTTTGGATGGATTGAAAATTCGGCTCGCTATGCGTTTAATAAGTCTCACAGTGTGGCCTATGCCGTAAATGCCTATAATACAGCTTGGTACAAAGCAAACCATACGACAGAGTTTTTCCTGTCTTATCTATACTATGCCGCTGACAAGCAATACCCTCATCAGGAAGTCTACGAGTTGGTGTCGGAGGCTAAGTTATTTTCTATTGAAACAAAAATACCAAATCTGACACAGTTTAGTGAAAAGTTTGTTACGGTTGGTAAAGATATTTATTTTGGGGTTAAGGATGTTAAGTCACTAACAGGCGTTGTTGGAGATAAAGTTATTTCGTCGATAGCAGAGGTGGATGAAGAGACCAAGATAAAGTCTAAGAATTTAACGTGGTTAGATGTGTTGATCTATCTATCTCCTAAAATTAATGCGACGGCTTTTAAAGCTTTATCGTCCATCGGATTCTTTAGTACGAAAGCCACAAAGGTTTCACGCAACAAAGCCCTATACGAGTATGAAATATTCAAAATGCTAACTAAGAAGGAAAAAGAGTGGGTTGCAAACAATTACTCAGATAAGAGATGGGATAACCTGGAAGACTGCCTAACTGATCTGTGTCCGACAAAGAAAAACGGCGGCGGTACACACAACATGGCTCGCAGTCAATTGATTGAAAATGAATTAGAAATGATTCGTAATCCACCCTACAGCCTTGACGATGAACCCTCTTGGATAGTAGCACAAGAAGTTAAGTTTTTAGGCTGTCCAATATCTCTTGCTAAGATAGATGCCTCTGACACTTCGGAGGCTACCACGACCTGCAAAGAAATTGTAAACGGTAAACATGGAAAGAACCTGTGTGTAGCTGGAAACATAGTCAGGGAAGCGTCCTTCAAAACTAAGAACGGAAAGAGTGCTGGGCAGCTAATGTCATTCTTAACAATTGAAGACGACAGTTGTGTTCTTGATGGCGTGGTTGTTTTTCCAGAAACCCGTAAGCTATATGAGTATATGCTGTACGAAGGAAACAACCTACTTTTCTGCGGAGAGGTAAAAAGAGGAGACAATTCCTTTATTATTGAGAAAATTCACGAAATTTAATTGGTTTTTTTGCATTATTAGACTATAATAGAGTGTTGTTAAACATTACGACGGTCTGGGGTTCAGAAAGGTATTACGGTTAATCCGTAGTTCAGTATCATACTTCAAACCGCTTTTCAAATTGCACCCTATTGAGGACTAAGAATGAATGTCTGCACTTTTACTGGATTTGTAGTTGACGCACCAGAGCTTTCGGTAGAGGACGGGGCTAGTGTAGTTGAACTGACCATTGTGTCATACACGTACCGTAGAGCAAAGGCCACAGGCGAAAAAACCAGGATACCAACCTATATTAATCTAGAGGCTTGGGCTTCGGGGGCAGAAACGATAGAAAAGCTAGTAGATAAAGGTACGAAGATCACGGTTTATTGCTCTGCTAGAAACGTAGCCCATGATGACCCCTCTATAGTCTTCAGGGTTAATGAATTTGACATTTGCCAGCCTGACTGTCAGCAAGAATAGCAGTTATAAGGGATTAATATGAGAAAAAAGCGTATACTTTTTTGTAGTGAAGCCACCTTTTTAAATACGGGCTACGCTACTTACACTAGAGAAATTCTCAATTACCTGCACTCTACTGGCAAGTATGAAATTGCAGAGATGGCATCCTACGGGCAGCGTAATGACCCACGGGCAGCAAACATACCGTGGAAGTATTACGGCGTTATGCCCAACGGAGACTGTGAACCAAAAGCCTCGGAAGAAGAACGAAAACAATATGACTCAAAGGGCACTAACCAGTTTGGAGAGTGGATCTTTGAGCATGTTTGCTTAGATTTTTTACCGGATATCGTATGTGAT